TGCTCGCAGGTTGCCGTAGCTGCCTCTATAAGGCTGTCGATATAAACATCATCCATCGACTCGCTGGCCGGTATCCGCAAGTGGGCCTTTGCCTCTTCTCGGGATACCGGCATTTCGGTTGGTCCTGTTATCAGGTTTACCTTCATGCTTTCCTCTTCCTGCCTCGCTTCGGTGCCTCTGCTGTTTCAATTTCGGGCTGGGCTTCTGCTGTCTCTAGTATGACCTTTTCGGTTTGGGGTGTCTCGATATCTGCTTCAATTAGCTCCGCCTGTCCGGTCTCGACGAGGGCTTGGCCCTCTTCCTTAGAAACTTCTATTACATCCCCGCCTTTGGCAGTTCCGGTTGGTCCTGCCATTATTTTGCCTGGTGCCAGTTTTACTTTCATTGTTTCCTCAAAAAAAAGGGGGAGAAATAGGCACGCCTACTCTCCCCCTCGGTCTGTTCCCGCTATGTGACTAGAGGGTGCCTACCTTCGCTTTGCCAACTACTGCTACTGCTGCAAGAAGTGCTGCCGATGCGTTGTTTGCTGGCGTGATGGTCAATCGTACGTATCGCTTCGCTCCCTTGTATCCAATCTTGAATACTTTGTTATCGTCGCTAAATACAAACGATGCTTCTGCTGCTGTGCCCAACAGGTCGGCTGCGGCTGGTGTAGCTGCGTCTGACATGTTTGCAGCGTCACCGTGCTCAACGAGCGAGGTGAACGTTGCATCTGCGTCTGCAAGTGAGCCAGCTAAAATTACGAACTCAAGGGATGTGTATCCCTGAAGGTCGATAATTTGGCTTACCTGCGCCGTGTTGTCCGCTACCGATACTGGGCTAATAGCTCGCAGTACGTCAATTACATTGTGGTTGTCCTTTAACATACCTATTCCTTTTGCTATTAGCCAAGTTTAACACGAGCAAACGCCTCTTGAAGAACGGGTGCTCCGTCCATCTCCATGCGTCCGATGTAGCCGGTCTGACCTGTCTCGGCGTAAAGCTCAACAAGTTTTTGAACCGACATATCGAGTGCGTCAACAACCCAAACATAGGAAAGGTCGCCGAAAAGTCCGACATATTTTCCTGATGTAAAGGTGTTTGGCACGTACTCGCTCTGAAGCACTGGGCGACCGAGAAGCATATCTGGCTGTCCCATCTGAATGCTCGGCTGCCAGAGGTACTGATTCTGGTTGTCCTTGAGCTTCATGATGGCCTTTACCGCATCACGGTGAAAAAGCCAGCTTCCTGTTGCCTGATACTGCTGCTTCAATGCGTACTTCACATCGAAAAGGGTATCCGCTGCAATCGCTGTAGTGGTGTTTGAGCCTACCACGTCTCGGGAGGTTGAAATTCCAGAGGCATGGGCAGTGAAAAGACCAAGAGGTTGGTTTACGCCGCTGCCGGTCATAAGCGCCTTCTCTTCGGTGATTGCGAACTTGTATGCCATGCGCTGCATAACAAGCTCCTCAACTCCAACGATGCTCGCTCGGATCAGCTTGTTGCTTACCTTGATTCTCTTTGCAAGAGGATTTGGGGAAAGCTCACGGCTGCCGAACTTCATGGATGAGTCCTCGGTGCCTGTCCCAAGCTCGGTAGTCCAGTCGCCATCTGCTGGGTCGCTGTCAAGAACAGGAACTCCAACAGAAAGAGCTTTTTCTACACGGTACTTGGTTGCTGCTGCTCGTACTACGGTAAGGTCGTCAACGGCCTTCAGAAGCTGGTTAATCCACTCAACTGGCGGCACAACTGCTCCACCCTCAATGTGGTTACCGGCGCTAAGGGCTCGTACTTCTTCTTGGTTGAGTCCTCCCATTCCGTGCTTGAGGAATGTGCGGTACGCCTTCTTTGCGAAGGCTGCACGCTCCTCGTCTCCGGAGTTGCGCTCAACTGCTGCTGTCGAAAAGCCAGCCTCGGAGCCACGGCCTGCTGTTCGCAGCTCGTGCTCAATCTCTGCCTGGCGGTTCTCTCGCTCAATTGCTCCCTTGAGCTCATCCTGTCGTGCGAAAAGCTTGTCATACTGACCTTGCTCCTCGTTTGTAAGGCTACGGTTTTCCTTCTTGCTTGACTCAAGGAGGGCTCGCATATCCGCTACTGCCCTTGCTCGCTCCTCGTTCAGTCGCCTAATTTCTGCTGACATAAACAATCCTTTTTTAATTATACGCTCTGTCGCCTCGATTCATTGGAATTAGGCTCAAGCTCCTTCGGGAGGCTCGTGCCTATAATGTACGACCGGTTTTTCCCTTACTCAAGCGCCTTTATATTTTGGGGCGCCATGCCTCTAGTTCTGCCAGCATCGCCCAGCGAGACTCCTCTTCTTGCCACGATGCTTCAAGCTCTTTTAAAAGGCTTTCTGCGTCTCTGGTCGAAACATCGGTCTGCTCGTATGCAGGAAACGCCGTAGGGCTTATTTCGAAAATATCAACCTTCCTTAGGGTTCGCTGGTGTGGGCCGGTGCCATCGCTTTTTTTCCACTCATGTTGTTGAACCGTAAATCCAAAGCTCATGCCTGTTACGTCACCACGTTGAATGCTTGTAAATGTGTCTCGTCCAAGTTGCGTGTCTGGCAGTTTCAGTTCAAATGCAAGGCCGTAGTTGTCTTCCCAAAGGCGGAGGCTCCGATTGCCCGTACGTCCTAGCACTAGGTCGGTGTTGTGGCTCCAAAGTGCCCTTACGTCATTCTTGGCGATGCTTTCTGTGAAGGCGCCTGGTGCAATTCGCTCTACAAATCCGCCCAGGTTTTGGCTGAATTTGTCGAATACCGCTGCATGGCCTGTGATTACTCGCTCGCCATCAGTTTCTAAGGCCCGGATTTCGCCGGCAAATGCTGCTCGTTTTTCTATTTTCATATTATGCTCCCCTCAGTAGTCCGAGTATGGCCACCGTTGCCTCTGCCGGCGTATCGTTATTCTCCCAGGTATCTGCCACTTTGTCTCGTAGGTGCTCCATACCAAGTCCCCTTAAAATGGGCTCGATATCCGTTTGGAATTGCCCTCGCTCCTTTTGTGCTGTCGGCTGGTCCCATCCTTTGCTGGCCTTTATCTTCTCTTTGCGCCTGTTGCTGCGCTCTAAAATAGCAACAATTACGGGTTCCATACATCGAAGGGCAATCTCCCGGTTGGCCTCGTCTTCGCTATTATCTGATGAGTCCTCTGCATCGGGCTGTTCTTCGCTGCTGCCGCTCTCTTCGTCGGTATCCTCTTCGTCTGGTTCCTTCATATCTGACGGCTCGTCTTCCCCTGGCTCAACCATGTTCATAGGCTGTAGGTAAATTTTGCCTTTGTCGTCGGGCAATGGGTTCATATTTTCACGTTCACGTATTTCATCAACGTTCATCCAGCCCCATTGTCTTGCAACGCTATATGCGTTGTATCGACTTTGAGTGTCGCCTCTCAAAATGGCATCGGCTAAAAATTCTATAGTGTATTCTTGCCGCTCCTCCGGCGTGAAGAGGGTCCGCATCAGCGCTTTTTCCCATCTGACAAGCCAGGGTCGGATTGTATCGGTCACAAATTCTAATGCCTGGTGTTCAATGTTGCTGAATGTTGCTTTCTCTAGGTCTCCAATCTTGTGCGGTGGTATTCGAAACCACATCGCTATATCTGACTTGCTGAACTTCCGGCCCTGGATAAATTGAGCTTGCTCGTTGCTTAGTCCTACCTGCTGCCATTCCATCCCCTCTTCAAGCAGCATAGTGGTGCCTGTCTTGTCGGTTCCGGCGTATTTGCGTTCGAAGTCTTCCTTCAGTCGTTTTGCGGCAATATCGCTTAGCTTGCCCGGATGCTTTAGAACTCCTCCCGGAGATGCCTTGTTGGTGAACATTGTGTCGGCATAAAGCTCCTGCTTTCGGGCTAGTGTGACTGTGCGCATAGCAAGCTCGATTGGGCTTAGTCCTATCAAACCATCGCTGCTGAGTCCGTAAATGTGCAGCATATTCTGTGGCTTAATGATTCTTGTTCGGTTGCCGTCCCAGTATTCGTAGTATTTGTATCGACCGTTATCCGCAATTTTTACCGATACCTTGCCCGGATGTAGCGGCGTCATTGTTGTGCCGCCGGGAGTGAAGTCAATTTGTGCGTAGGCGTTGCCTCGTAAAACAACGTGGCCGGTCAGCATTTCAAAAAACTGCACGCTGTCTTGTATCGGGTTGGGTGTGTCGTGAAGAACCCCATAAAGTGGATGGTCGGTTGCCCGCTCTTTTCCCCCGCCTGGTAGCCTTCGGTACAAAATACACGGGAGGGTCGAAAGTGTTTCTGCTATAACTCTGACGCAGGCAAATACTGCCCCAACCTTAAGCGCATCGTCGGCTGTGTAAATTTCGTCTCGGTTGCCTGTCAACCACGCTACTTCGCCCACCTGAACCGATGCTCTTTTTTCTTTTTGCCTGCCAAAACTAAATAGTCTCATTCATGGTTCCTTCGTTGGGCTAGCCCATTTTCGCCGTCAATCAAAACGTAATCAATCCCCGATCCTCGTAGACGCTTTTTGGGTCGGTTGTGTCCATAGTGTAGAGGCCAATTGCCATAACAGCGGCAACAACTCCGTCGATTTTTTCCTTACTTCGCTTTTTGCTTGGTTTGATGTTCCCGTCTGCGTCTGACTCGGCTGCCACGTTGCCGGCCATCCAGTTTAGGACCGGGTTGTCCGGATGGATAAGTTGGCCAGCGGTGATTCTTTTCAGAAGCTCTTTGGTTGGTGCGCTCATGCTCTTGTAACCTTGCCCAAAGGGCTCCAGGTTGAGCCCATCCCCGTCTAGTTGTGTGGTCAGTTGTGTGGCGTTCCATCTATCAAACGCTATTTTTCTTATGTTGTAGCGTTCGGCAAGGTCGTTTATGAACTTGCGAATATAGTCGTAGTCAATCACATTGCCTTCCGTAGCTATAAGATGGCCTCTGGCTGCCCACTCCGGATAGTTTGCCAGCGGATTCTTCTTCTGTCTCGCCGGCATGTTCTCTCTGGGAACAAAAAAGAAAGGCAAAAGGCGTATTTCTTTGTCAATTGGGAAGGCTAGAACCAGTGCTGTTACATCGCTGGTTGTCGAAAGGTCAAGTCCTGCCCAGCAGTCTTTGCCTTCTAACTCTTTCGGCTCGTATTGTCGGGCATTGCGTTGCCACACATGCATTTGAATCATGCGGCTCTCTTGCTCGGTCCATTGGTTGAGGTGCAGGCGTCTGAATGTATTCTCGTAGGCCGGTACTTCCTGGGCCTTTTTGCATTCTCGCTCCAGATAATCATAGCTTATTGTTGTGCCTATGTTCGGATTTGCTTTTTCCCAGGTGGCTTGTTGGCGCCAATCATCTTCCTGCTCGGCTGCATAAATAACCGGATAGAAGCTTTCGTCCTCAATCTGCTTGAGTTTTACCTTCAAAGCATATTCATGATACTCCCAGCAAATGCTCGTTCGGTCGTATCCGGCTGTGGTCATATATATTTCCAGCGGCTGCAAACGAGTTCCGGTTGAGGTCTTCAGTACGTCTACAAGCTCTCTGTTTGGTTGTGCGTGGAGTTCGTCAAACAAAATGCCGTGAAGGTTCTTGCCGTGTTTTGAAAACGCATCTGCGGATAGTACTTTATAGCTATTGCCGTATTTGTAGTATGCGATGCTGCTGCGATAAACTGCTGCTAGTTCGCTTAGTTTGGCGCTGTTGCTCACCATCTTGCTGGCCATGTCGAATATGATTCTTGCTTGCTCCCGGTCTGCCGCTGCGGATACGATTTGCGCTCCGTACTCCCGGTCGGCGAATATAAGGTATAGGGCTATTGCCGCTCCTAGTGTGCTCTTGCCGTTTTTTCTGGGCACTTCGAAGTAAAGCACTCTGTACTTCCGGGTGTGGTCGGCTTTCCGCTTCCAACCGAATAGGTCTTCAATTATTACCCGTTGCCATGTCTCTAAAATGAATGGATGACCGGCGTCCTTGCCCTCAATGTGTACAAGGTTCTTCTCAATGAACCGTACGGCTCTGGCCGCCTCGTCATAGTCAAAGTAATATTTATCTGTTGACTCTCTTTGCTCGATGCCATGTCGACTCTCTTTATTCGTCGAATGGGTCTTTTTCTTCTTGTCTGCCATATCTGCCGCCGCTGTCTGGTATGAATAGTTTGCTTCTGGCCTGTGGGGTGAGTCCCAGTTCTCCCTCCAGTTTTCGTAGTGTCTCTGAAAGTCGGTGGTACTCGGCCACTTCGGGTAGTGTGCGGTAAAATTTGACCCTTAGTTGTGGGGTGCCATCTGGGTTAAGC